CTTATCTATTTTTGACTCAGGCCTTGACTCTTTCATTATTAAAGAAGCAATTGCATCTTCTGGTTTTCTAAAAATAGTAATGTTGTCTATTTCCTTAACACCAAAAATTTCTGGCATATGGACAGCAGCTGTATAACGCTCAAAAAAATATTTACATACAGTAGCTTGATAGACATTTCCAGATCTTGGAAAAGAATTAAACACAACTTTATTCACTACACACCCCTTTGCTCTTGCTTAACATTAACAGTATACCAACATTTTGGCTTTAGTTTAAGCTTTTAAGTTCGGCGGCGATATAGAGGTAGCAAACCTTTCATGCCCCAAAGGGGCACTATTGGTTAGTATCCTTAATATGCGAAACCTCCACTGGAAACTTATACTTAGTCTTATCAACAATAGCAGCAGACACCTTCCGTCCACCAACCTTCATAACAGGCTTAGACTTTGGAGGCTTACGACGACGGCCTTTTACCTTTCCCCTACTGCCACCCCTACTACCCTTAGAAAATAGGTTTGGCTCATCCCTATCATTACGTGCTGGACAATTTGGTTTAACCATTACTTATCTTTCTTAGCATTAGCCTTAGTCCAGTCAAGCTTTTGCTGACGCTCCATGGCACGGTAGATATCCATAGGAGGACATTCATTACACCAGTGATAACTAGTAAAGTAACGCTCTCCACGTTTATGAGCACAAAGTGAACCCTTCATTGTAAAACCTTTCAATAGTAGTTGTTTGGACAGTTTAGGCTCATGTCCAGGAGTCATAACTACATGTGTTCGTAAGGGTTGAAAGCGCTAAAGCCTTCTGGGTCATGCTTTGCAATAATATCTCGCATAGCCTGAATGCTTACTTCCGTACGTCCACCAGAGTGCTCTGGATAGATCATTTCTGCTAGTAGTTCTTGTGTCATTGTTGTCATGTTTTTCTCCTTTTCATTCCAATTGTCTCAGAAAAGCCAGGGTATGTCAAGGGTGCTATAATATTTAAATGAGTGTACACAAGATAGACAATCTATTTACTGATAGCCAGATATCAGTTATTAAGAAAGTGCTTGATACAACAGAGATTAATAATGACACTACGCTTGGTAGAGTAGTTGGTACTATTCGTGTTGAGATAAATGAGATTCTTGGTACACTTCTTCAGGTTGCAAATGATATATCAGATAAGAGGCTTTCGCTATCTAGCATGTCATATGCTTATTACGATGGCATTTATGGAGAACCTAACCTTCCACCACACATTGATCGTGATTCTATTGATATTATTATTGACTACCAACTAGAGTCCAATATTTCGTGGGACTTAGGAATAAACACAGAACTATACTCAGTAGAAGACAATAACGCTATAGCATTTAACCCTAATACAAACATACACTGGAGACCTCATAAAAGGTTTGAGGAGGGAGAGTATGTTAAGATGTTATTTTTTAGGTTTGTAGGACCTGATGCTGTCTCTAATTACTCCAATATGAAAATAGATGAGTCTTTACTTGATCAGGTCAAGACACTCAGAGACTCTGGGCTATAGCCTAAGAGAGTGTACCGTTTTTTAAAGTTATCCACAGGCTAGACAGTAGTATGGAGCTCTAAGATTATCCCTATGGGTGTAGATGGTTTGAGAGCACTTAACACATCTTATATGCACCATAGGACCTTCTTCTTTTACTGGTGTTTGGATAGTAAAGGTTTTTGTATAGTATAACTTTGTGAGATACCAGGTTGTTAGTATTGAAATTATTGTTAGCATATATCCATGATAGCACACCAAGATGAACAGTTATCCACATGGTTTTATGCTTAAAATATCATAGTTATCCACAAGTTATCCACATATAAATCTTACTGATATTTTTTATATATGGTTTACATGTGGTTTGATAATGTCTAATGGGTTATTGAGCTCTTATACAGATGGGGCCGTAATGTCCAGGGTGTTTTAAAGGGCCTGCCAAACCTTACCATCAAACCTTTCTTTTGTCAAACCTTACTTTGGGGCATGGATCATATCATACAAACCTCTATTTGTCAAACCTTTATAGCTTAAAAACCATATAAAAACCATATACAAAATCGTCCAAAATGTCCAATAATATTATATAAAGGTTTGATAATATTTAAAAATATATCAAAAACCAGGAGAAAAGGTTTGATATCGTAATGTCTTATATACTATAGGGATTTAGAATGGTAGTTGTTCTTGTATATACCGTCCCGCAGAATGAGTGACAGGATTATTAGTCACGCTTTGGACGGGGGACTTAGGAAAGAAACACTTAAGAGTTATAACACTATACAACATACCACATATAGCACCAAAGTCTTTATTGAAGGTTTCTATATCATGTGGTTGATCATGGCGATGAGATGAGTTCTTACTCATTTGAGAAAAATGATCTCTTGGCATAAAACCATTATAACATGGTTTGACAAATAAGGTTTGATAGGCTACAATATGGAAAATTTTTTGATCGTTCGTAATGTCTAAATTAGGAGAAAATTTTTGAGCTGTCGTAATGTCCGAAAATGGGAAAGAAAAGGTTTGATCGTAATAAGGTTTTATGGTTTGGTTTTGTCGGGCCTTGCCAGGGCTTTTGTCAAGTCTAAATCATTTGTTTAAGGTTGGTGAACCCTACGTCCTTGACTTCCAAAAGCTCTAGCAAATCCTCAAATGTCTGCTCTACTATCTCCTGTGCCAATGGTGTTGACTCTACTATCCCCTCAAAAATAAAATGAGACATAGGCAAGCCAAGATCGTTGACCTCAATAAAATCATAGAACATTTCATTGTTGATGTGATTAATCCATAGGTCGTTAAGGATTTCGCATTTCTTAGAATAGTCTGTACTGGTGTGCATTGTATTTTTCCTCTCGTGTGTGTTCCGCTGAGTCTGTGATTGTGATTAAACGATTATAGATTACATTGGGTGCTGACTCTGCAAGGTATTGTCCCACTAAGTCAAGGTCAAGGCGAAGGTCTGCCAAGATGTTGGAAAGTTGGATTGCAACCTTTTCCTCTTTGGTGATTAGTTTTCGTCTCATAGTTCTCCTTCACTCCATTGTATCAAAAATAAGGGGGGAGCGCAACCCACCACAAATCGCACTCCCCCGTTGCAGCGTCTGCTTATACCGCTGCGTGCTCAGGTAAATATGCTTGGATAAAATTATCCCATTTGACAGGCACGGAATCAGTAACTGTCTTATTAACAAAATCAATGACCACTGTCTGCTCCCCCAGGTCCATGGAGCCCACGTTATTAATAGAATAAATACCAAAACCTGTTTCATCTAAAACGTTATGCTGAATAAGATAACTAATAATCATACGGGTGCCATATGATGAATCACTCCAGCGTGGCTTAGCATGTTCTAAAGCTTTGGCAATGTCAACTTCCCATCCATCCTGGCCCCAGTGACTGTACAGTACGACGCTTGAATCAGTACCGTCTTTAAATACAAAATTTATTCTTGCTCCCATGGTGTTTCCTTTTCTGTAGTAGTTTCTTCAATTGTATCAAATAACGTTAATTGTGTCCAGTTCATTCGTCGTCCTCGTCTGACTCTTTAAAGTCATCCCTGCATGATGTGCACCACTTGCCTTCAGGGTGCTCTTTAGGATTAGACTCACAGTTCTCACAGTCTTGATCGTCAGTCTCAGTCTCTGCTTGTACCCTGACCCATTCGCATAGTTCACCCTCGTGTACATCTGCAGTCAGTTCACTAATAGCATGAAACCATCCTTCATCAACGGCTAGTTCAATAAGATAAGTAGTCTTAGGCATGTTGGTCCTCATATCTAGTTTGGTGTAGTTCACACATGTCATTGCTCCAGCCACATAGAGGGCATGGATAGTCTCCACAGTCATCACAACCAGTGATTTCATTATCTAGGTAGGTACCGTCGCAATTACGGCACATGTTGTCATACTGTGACTCTGAGATAACTTTACCACGAAGCAGTTCACATTCGCCACCCCAGCCAGTCTCTTCTTCATATGATAAAGTAAATAATAAATCAGGGTACTGTTCAGAAAGAGTAAGCAATGCAGTCATAGGACGAGACCAAGCAGTCTCAAAGTTATAGTAGACAACATGGTTCTCACCATTGACTGTATCTTCCATGTATGTATCAGGATTAGTCTCAAGAGATGAGACCGCTACATCCCACTTAGTTCCCCAGTTGCGAACATTCCAATCGTACCAATGGTCTGACTTAAACTTCATGGCCTCTTCAAAGTTATCATTCTTAGGCTGAGGACCGTCGTATGCTTCCATGTCAGTTGGTTTAATTATATTCCAGAATGCAAAGACAGGGTTTGGATATGTTACCTGTTGCTTTTCCATTTGCTGTGTCTTGACATTCCAGTTATCATGGACACGAACGAATGGTGTATTCATCTGCTCCATTAACTTCTTTACAGAGTCAGGGCTACCTTCAATGGTCAGTCCGTTATATACCCAGTTTGGCATGGTGGTCTCTTTCTATTTGTTGGCGGTCAATACTTAAATTATACGTCAAGGCATATAGATTTGTCAAGGCTTCCATGTACCCCTGTACATATTGATATCTAGGTCCGTCTTGTAACTCTGATAGATTATTTAGTTCTTCTTCGCAGTCCAGCATTTCTACCTTTAGGTGCCCATGCATAAGGTCAATCAAAGGGATAGAGATATCCTCTAAGCCCTTCTCAAGGTGCGGCGGTATGAAAGGATAATCCTTACTCATCTATATACTCCAATAGGTGGTTACAGGTAGCAATGGCTCCTTCATAGTAAGCGTCTGACTCGTAGTACTCATCATCACTGATAGGAATATCATTGTTAGCGTCTTCAATGTCTTGCTCCAATGAGATTTTGTGAATATTTATATACTCTCTTAATGTATTTAGGTCCATATATTAATTATAGGGGTTGGTGTTGATTTTGACAACTTTTGGTGGTGTGATGTTAGTCACAGCCTCTACTGCAGTACGTGTTACCCAAGCTCCTCGCATACAGGTGCAAGATGCATTCTCTTCAGGAATTGCCAGGGTAGTGATCTCAATAAGAGCATCACAGTTAGTACAAACATAACTATACTTAGTCCACATTAGTCAAAGTACCCTTCTGCCCATAGGCCATTCATAAACTCTGTTACTTTAAATAAGTTATCATGTAGCCATGGGTCATCATCAGGATTAACAGTAGTTAAAGCAGATTGAACAGCGCTAATCATTTCATCTAGATCTTCTTTACAATAGCCTAGCATCATTCCTCATCCCACCAGTATTTGACAATTGTGTTTAAGGTAGTGTGAATTGCACAATCACAATCCCCACCGTTCATGTTCTCCATGTATTCAAGATGTTGTTCATTATCCATGTACATCTCATTTACTAGTTCATCAATTGTTCTCATTGTTTGGGTCATGTATTAATTGTACCCAAAAACTGGGAAATAATCAACTCTACCGTAATCAGAATTTCTGAGATTATTTATATAGTTTCTTAAATGTCCGTTTTGTCCAAATTTTGTCGGGCCCTTTTTCTTGCGATCTGTATGGGACTTGAACCCACGACCTCTACCGTGACAGGGTAGCGCTCTAACCAACTGAGCTAACAGACCATTGAGCAGTTTTACATCATGCTCAGGATTTTTTATTATGCTAGTTGCATAACATTCTGCACAACTTTTAGCAAACGATTTTTTTCTGCATTGATAGCAGGGTCAAAACCACTTGCAGATGCAAGGATAGATTCGTTAGAACCACCACGAGCAGAACGATACCAATCTAAACGCTCTGTTAGTGCATTGAAAGCACCCCATGCGTTACCAGCAATCATACCATTAAACTCGCCTGTGTAGATGTCATTGATAACATCAACCTTGTTTTCCCACTTCTTTAGTGCGCCCTTAGTGTCCTTGTCAGGCTGAGGGTATGCAGCAAGAATGATGTCGTTAAATTGCTTAGCACTGATTTCTTTTTCAATCATTGCCTTAGCCATGATGTCAAATGAATCCATGTAAGAGTTAGCCATGCCCAATGTCTGGCGTGCAATAGCGACCTTACCTTGTGCTGTCTGTGTGTGACGAATCTTGAAAGATTGCTTTACGCCACCCTTGCGCTTAGTTGTATTCAATGCAAGGTTAAGAGTGTTAGCGCACACAACACGAACAGGTGTAATGCTTGCTTGAATAGCGATTGAGCCATCATGTGATGTGTTGATAAGTAAATAAGTCTTTACCTTATCTGCAACTCCGTTAGGGTCAAGGATTGTTTCACGCTCTAGTGCTAGTGCACCAAATACAACACGTCCACCCTTGATTGAGCCAGCGGTTTCCCATCGTCCACCACCATCTAGAATGTTGTCACCAAATGAAAATAAATCTTCATTCTGCATAACATGGTAACGCTCACCTACGACACCAAGAATGTCTGTCTGTGAATTGTCTGTTGGGTTAGTACGCAATACGTACTGATAGTTTTTGTCGCTTGTTAAATGTGATGGGGTTTCCAAATCTTCCAGACGAACATTCCAGCCGTTGAGGTTAGCAGCCTCTAACATTTGTGCTGTATTTTTTTCTTCTGTGAATACGGTACCCAATCCATGCCAAGCAGGTTGACGGAAAGATGCGAATGATGTTTTTCCGTTTTGTGTTTCTAGGTCATGTGCCATGAGTTTTCTTCTTTCTGTTGTTGTTAATACAATCATACACGAATGGGCTGACAAATGCAAATCTAGATAGTTAAAAATGGGAGAAAATGGACATTTTTTTAATGTGTCGTAAATCATAGTGTGAGCTTGATCACAGCGTGCCCGACAAATTTTTATGCAACGGCATGAATAAAAATAAAGAGCAGTTTTAAAACGTGCTCAGGTTTATTAGTAGACCCCCTACTAAATATCTATACGGTCCACACTGGATGATAGGTACGCAACGCCTTCAGGATATGATACAGAATCAAAATCAATGTCATGAATTAAATTCTGTGCACTCTCTTCATCACGTGCATTAACTGTAACTGAATACATTACTGTAACTTCAAGTTCAAATTCTTTTGTTAACTCAAAGCCACAGATGCTAGCAATCTCTTCTGCATCTGATTCTGTAATTTGTGCATTGTCAAGTGCCTCTAAGGTCCACTCTTGCATTTCATTACGCATACGGTTGCGCTCTGCAGCCTCACCATATGAGCGCTGAGTTACTGTTTGAATGTGTGATTCAAGATTAGCAATACGCTCTTTGTTTGATACTAATTGTGACTCAAGAAATTCTCGTGTCATGTAGTGTGTGTCTTTTGTTAGTTGGTCCATTGGGGGCCTGCTTTCTGTTTGTTTGGTTAATTTAATTGTACTAGATTTTGACGGGGGAGTCAAATACCCTCCCCCATCTCTCAATCTAATTAGAGATAACGAGCAATAGCATTGTATGTAGAAGTATTAACTACTTCCTCATCTGTCATCTTGAGAATACGAATAGCGTTCTCAATTTCCTGCTTCTGCTCTAGGTAGGTATGACGACCCATTTGCTCAAACTCACGCTCAGGCTCTACTGGCAGACCTTCTTTAGATACTGTCAGGTCAAAGTCAATGTTGAGAGTGTTGTTCCAAGCACGATAGTTAGTACGGAAGTTTTCTGCCTTCTTGATGTTTGCTACTGCATACTCAACAAGTTCCTTCTGCCACTTCTCATAAGCCTTCTTATACTTTGCTTCGTTTGCTTCTTGTGAGGTGTAAGACTTTTCTAGTTCTGCTAGACGAGTTTCTAGTGCCTTGATTACCTTTGGTGTTGCGATTTTTACTGAGATGGATTTCCCGTTTCTTGCCATGTGTTTTCTCTTTTCTTTTGGTGGTTGATTATAGTATAGGGGGTTGGTCTGACATTTTTAGTGTGAGCAGTTTAGAGTCATGCTCAGGACATAGAACTAACTAATTACGCATTAGCCTTCCATGTTGTCCAGCGTGTGTTGCCATTTACATCTAACTTCACACGAACTGTGTCCTTTGCAGTAGGTGAGATTTCAAGAATTGTTCCTGTTACCTTTGACTTCTGAGATGTGTAGAGGTCGCCTACCTTGTATGTGTTTGTTGCTACTGTCATGTTTTTTCTCCTTGTTAGTTTGTTGTATGTATTAAGTATAACATTTCCTACTGACATTTTTCAACTCCATTTCTTGTATTTCTCATTATTTGAGACGCTTGCGGGTGTGATTTAGGTCACATTATTGGGTTATCAAGAACAATAATAACCCTATTAGAGATAATAGAACGAACATGTCCATTTTGTCCTCATTTCTTACTTGATGAGAATACGATGTCACTCTTAGAGTATACACACAATGAGCAAGAAACGCAAGCGGAACCCTTAGTAGAGATAAGTGGAATAGCCTTCTTATTCTCAGGACACTTAGCGCCTACCTTGCCAATCATCTCTTTCATGTCTGCCTGTCCTACTAAGAAATTCTTAGCAAGGTATGCAAGCTTTACGCCATGATCATTTTTCAGGGTAACGCCAATAGACTTATTCTCACTATCCGTAGAGTAATAGAGAGATAGATTAGGAATGTCTTTTAACATTACTGCTGCACTCTTCACACGTGTGTATACCCAGAACTGAATATCAGGATGATTAAGAATGACATGCTTCCATGCGAACGTATAAGTATCATTAAAGAAATCGCCGTCCCAGTGAATACGAAATAGCATAGGTGCCTCACGCTTTACACAATCAGCCTTAAAATCTTTAATCATCTCTTCAAGCAATGCTTCAATCGTATCATGATCAGCGTCTTTAACTAATTCCCAATTGTGCAATAAGTTTTTCTTTACTGTTGGGAAGACTTTTTCCAATTTGCCAGCATAACAAACACTCTCGCATACGCTAGTCGCTCCAGGGCATGAGTACGCCTTTCCTGCGGGGAGACCAAACGTGTTGGCGATACTTGCTTGTTTTCCATTAGGGGTGACGGCATTTGCTACTTTCCTATCTTTGCTTCTGAGTAATTTAGTCATGGTGGCTACTCGCTTTCTTTACTTAATTTTAGCATTTGGGACTGACATTTTTTTCTATTGTATTTCTTTTTATTTGGGACAGCGGAGGCTGCATTAGAACGACGTAATTCCATTAATCGTCTTAATTCCTCAGCATTTTTCTTCATGTAATAATCTTACCAGAAATGGGGAAAAATATCAACTTACGTAATTGTGGCGTAGATCACAGGGCCGTCGGGCCCTTTTTAGTCTAAGTAAACGTACCAATCAACTTCTTCATCAAATGCAAACTGAACAACTTCTGATTCACCAAAATCATTTGTGATTTCAATGTCATAGTTATCTCCTGTTGAATCGCATTCAATAAAAGTTACTTCAACGATTTCATCATTGTAACTAATAAGATCGCCAATCTGCAATGCATCAACTTTCAATGCATCAGCTTTTACAAGTTCCATGTCATTTATTGTAGCACTCATTTATTCTAACCCCAATCCTAATTCAAATCCTAAGTCTTCATCATAGTCTTCAACGTTTTCTGGCAACCATGCGTGTAGGTGGTGTTGCTCAATGATAGCCCAAACTGGTGCAGAGGTTAAGCCCTTGTAAGAAATACCATCTGGCATTTCAATAGTCTCGTCCCACTTATCCTCATGAGCAAAATCAATAGCCTGTATGCATACTGGCACCATGCTTAGTGGTACTGGTGGATAGTGATTACCTTGTAAGTGATAACCAATAGCCTGTTCAAGGCTTATGTCAATGTTTTCTGCTAAGTCTTGTGCAAAATTACTTCCCATTATCGTGTTACCACCAATCCTGTTGTGTAAAGAGTTTTTGTGTGCATCTTGCCACTAGGTTCTGACAAGTTAATTGTTGCGTATTCCTTAGCATCTCCACTATCAACAAATTGCTGGAAAGTTTCAACGGCAGATAAAGCATCACTATAACGACCAATCCAAACAGGTGCAGAGGCAGAGTCATAGGTAGCGGTGACAGAGTATAGGTATTCCATTATGCGTTCTCCAATGTGTATTCGTTTAATTCATTACTAGCGTACCATGCGGTGTATTCATTGTAAAGCATGACACCCTTGTCACACTCACAAAATTCTGAGTCGTATTCGCCATTAGTGCTACCCCAAAAGAGTACGCCCTCATCATAGCAATCCATGCAATCCCATGTATTCATTATTTATTCTCCAATCTTTACTGCAACAGTAGCATAGCGGTCTGACAAATAGGAAGGCGTGTCAATCTGTACGACATACGCCTCAGTATTTTCTCCATACCAAATTCCTTCACGCTTTTCTGCGTGTGTGATTACACCCTCAAAGTGGCGGTTTCGTGAGCGATAAGTTTTTCCTACAAGTAGGTTTTCTATTGTGTATAGTTTAGTAGCCATGTGGCAACCTCTTTCTTTTTGTTTAATTACTTTATTACTCTGTAATCCTATCATGGCTGGCTGACAAAAATCTAATTACTGGCTAGTAAATCCAAATAGTGAGACGCTCAATAAATGTGAGAAAAATCACAACCACGTAAAGTTATCCACAACAGCCTGTGGAAAACCTGTCGGGCAGCTTTTTTGAAAAAGATCAAGCAGTTTTAAAACTTGCTTAGGTTTTTTATTTTACAGGTTAGGATTGTATCTTGTTGATTGTTGCATGTGTGCAAACACATCTTGTTCATCTACCATGCAAGCAGAATAAAACTTGTCCTCATCAAATCTAGGATTGTCAGAAGCAAACCACTCACTGAATTCAAAAACTAAATCTTGAAATTCTAGTGAATCAATTTTGTTGATAAACTTATTTAGAATCTTTGCAGTTTCTACATAGTCTTTGCGTGTCATCATTACTCTGCCACCTTTAGGATTGCATAGGACCCGCCTGCGTTAATTTCATCAAGGATAGGACCTAACTTTGGAGCGATTAACTCTTTCAACATTCCTTCAAGCATTGTTATTTGCATTTCATGAGGTAACGCTGACATTCTTGCAGTTACAGGGTGGCCCTCTGCAAACTCTGTGACGAACTTTAGATTGTGTTCAATTTTCATTATAGTGAAGCCTTTCCTCGTAGTGTTCCAGTAATTCCTAGAGTGTCGCAAGCGACTTTAACAGATACGCCAACAGGTAAAGTGTTAGGGTAAGTTGTGATGAATTGAGCAACAGCACCTTTTGAAGGTAGGCTGATTTTTTTTGTTGAACCTGAAAAGGTTTCTAGTGTTACAGTGTATGACATGGATGTCATCCTTTCGTTAAGTTGATAAGACTATCTTATCTCATGGGGCTGACAAATCTTGGCATTTATTCGCTAGGCTCACTGTGATTTGCATCACATTTATTTGCTAGGCTCACTGCCTGATTTATCTTTATTTAATTGTATAAGTAGAATACTACACTACAAAAGCCAAAAAGTCAAGACGACACGCCGTAAATTGGAGAAATAATCGTGTGACCTTAAACACATTATTCCTGAGAGTCAACTGAGAGTGCCCGACAAAAAATCGCAGCTTTTTATTTCTGCGATCTTTTTTATTAACTATGAATTGCAATTACAAAAGCAAAACAAGTTATTGCGATTAGAATAACTAACATTAGTTTTCCTCCAATAATTCTAAAATCATTTGCAAATCTTTTTCATTTAGCAAAACTTGAGAAGCACCCCAAAGCCATGCAAGATAATTATCTCCATGCTTTTCTTTTGCAAGAGTAGCAATGTCTTTTGTTAAAACTTCGTTCATTAGTTATTCTCCTTGTATAAAAAGTCCCAAGCCTCACGGCATAACACAATTGATTTGCAATTGTCACAACAGATAACCCCATGAGGGTTAAGGTCTAAGTCATAGACATCAACCATTGTAGATGTAGCACCGCATACTGATGCTAAAGGTAAAAAAGTACTCATTAGTTTTCTTCTTTCTCTAAAAGGTATTGATTATTAAGAGGGCGACTATTGCTAGAGAACATAGCCTCTATGCTAGCCTTATTTTTTTCTAATTGAGCAAGTCTTTTTTCTTGCTGCTCTTTAAGTATTCTGTTATAAGTATCCATTACGATTACTCCCAACTTCTAGTTGTAGCGAACACCTGACGATTGCTAGGTGTGTAGTTTTCTAACTCTGTTAGAGAAACTTCTAGGATAGTACCTCTTTGAGATACTAGGTCTAAGTACTCATTAGCGTATACTTCGCTAGGTACTGTTAGAGAAACATTACCAAACTCTTTTGATAGAGGGTAGTTAGGATTAGAGTTATACTCTACTTTGTATTTTAGTGAAAACATTTTGTTTTCCTTTCTTAGTTAAAACCTTTTTAACTTTCTTTATACTAGTAAGTATAACAGGGGGGTCTGACAAATTGAGGGGTACAAAACGGACATTTAGGACATTGTGACGTAGAACACATGTGACGTACATCATGTGGATAAACCTGTGGATAAGTGTCGGGCAGTGTGAGCGACATCACATGCGACACGCCGTGTTCAGACTTGCATTTGTCAGGGTAGTGTGATAGTATTCTACTATAACAAACTAAAGAAAGGTGTTCATCAAATGGATACACTAAACAGAGTAAGAGCAGAGCAACAGGCTCGCTATGCAGTAGAGCACGAGAAGGCTATGGAACGCTCACCATGGATTAGAGAGAGCGTGCAAGCCTATCGCAACGCTACACCAGAGCAGATTGCTGAGGTAGAAGCCTACCGCAAGCGTGTGTATGGCTGGTAGTGTGACCAACACCACACGCTAAAAGCTTGACTTTTGTCCCTATCCCTACTAGTATTATCACTATAAACAAACTAACGAAAGAAGAACAGACAATGACAATGACAATCACATACTCAATTTGGCAAGGCTCTAAACTACTAAGCATTGACAACATCGCACATGAGGTCAAGGCTATTGACCATCTCATCGCATCACTCAACGATAGCGAACTAGGCAAGGTCAAGAAGTTCACTGCTAACATTCAAAAGATTGAGGCAGGTAAGTAAATGAATCCATTCACTATGTTCATTGACTGGGTAGAGGATTACCCAGAAGCAGGAATGATTGCAGCCTTTATTGCTGTTGCTTTATGCACTATTGGCGGAATTGTGTGGGGTCAATAAATGACATCAGCAATGTACGCACACACATGCGAGGCGTGTGGGGATACTGGTATTATTATTTTTGATGAGGGTACTACACGCATAGACCCTTGCAAATGCTAAGAGGGTAGTACACCAAAAACAAAAGGTGGCACCCCAGCTAAATAAAAAGGTGGCACTACACTAGATTAAGATTGTGGGCATGCGAACAGTGTGCTCACTATTTTTTTCTATTTATTTTATTTTTTTCATGTATCATACAAAGCTACAAAATATTCAGATTTTTGGGGAATTGAAAATAGCATATTCTGTGCTATAATAAAATCATGGAAGAAACACCAAAACCTGTGGCAATCCCAAGAGAGTACTTTTGCTGTGCTGGATGCACATGCGAAGATCCTCATCTTTCAAAGCCTCAGAAGTAATAATAATCTTATCAGTGTTTGACCCTTACATTGGGTGATTGCTTTGCATATTCAAAAATTAAAAAAATTTTCAGATTTGGTGTATAATAAAAATATGTCCATATTAGATAATCTAGAAAGCTTCTTAGAAAACGAAGAAAACCTGGCTTCAAAAATTTTTTCAGAAACGGTATGTCAAAATTGCTCTGAAAAAGAATCTACCCATATGCCTAATAAAGACAACATGGGTAGAGACAAGTTTTGGGAAGAAGTAAAAGAGGTTTAATCCTCTATCTTATATAATTCCCACATACGTATATCTGTAACAGCTTTACGCATAGCTTCTGATTCTTTTTCATCAGCAGCCTCAACAACTAGATATATTTTACTAAAATCAACATCGCCAAGTGAAGTATATACGTTCACTTTTGCATTATGTAGATAGGTAGCTTCAACCTCATCTTTAATTGTTGAATATGTATATTTTGTCATTATTCTTCAACGTGATCTAGCTGCCAGTTATTCATATTGATGTTGTGCATTGCAAGCTCAAAAGCTTGATCTTCTGTGTGTGCTGTAACAACAAGAACTACAGTGTCTGGCTTACCTAGAAGCTCAAGCTTAGTTCCTTCAATTACTTCATCTTTTAGATGGTAGTAGTGTTTACGCAATTAGGTTTTTCTCCTTCATCTTGACGTATAAGTTACCCATCATAAAGACGAGTGACTGTTGGCTTTGCTCAATTGATTTCTCAATCTCTGCTGGATCCATTCCATTGTTTTGACATATAGCACGATTGTCTGCATTGAGACTATCAACCATAAACGCAACTATTTCTTGATCATTCATATTGTATCACCATTTCTGTATAGGACACGTGGCTTGTTCCAGTGTCGTCTTAAGTTTCATAAAACATCCACACTTTCTGCATGTCTGTGTTCTCTTACGAAAGAATTCACATCCAGTACAAATTTGTAGACGGTATGCTGCAAGCTCTTCTGGGCTTCTAGGAGATCCGTTAAACAGATCCCAAGGACGAACATCGTCGCTCACAGTATCTCCAATTTTGTCGGTATACCAATGATATCACAAGATACCGTAGTCCACAACTGATGAGACATAGTAGGACGTATAGTAGCTGACATACCTGGTATATCCATTACGTACTTATAACCTTTGCCATGCTTAGATTCTTTTCTTGACCAATGCTCAAAACCATAATCTAATTTTGATGCTTCAAAGACAAATAGATGATATGTCTTGATCTCATTTTTTGACGGGATAGAGGACCAATCCTGGTCTGCTTTGGCTAAACACACATAGTAATCAGCATGTGTAGAAGCAACAGACTCTACCATCTTCTCTAATGTCTCGTGTTTGCCAAGCCTAGACCCAGATATAACCAATGTAGCCTTCTCTGGATCATATCTTCCTGACTTGACAGATATACTCTCACCTGAGTCCAAAGTCATGTCTATACTGACGCTATGGCTTCTATCAGGCTTCCAGTCATTTGGCATACCGTTTTGATTTAGCACATCAGATACAAGCTCTTCTAAAAATTCACTTGTACAAGGTAAACGATATACAGAATGATGGATTGCTAATTTTGATAGCAAACCACCAATGAGAGTATTTTTAATTTCATCAAGCATAGAGTTCCATTGTATCAGACATGCTTGGATGGTGTCAATCCAGATGTGTCTGTGTAATGGTTTGATATCTCTATTTCGGCGACGACTTTAATGCAATTCATTTGCTGGCGAAACTTAAAGGCAGCACTTTGATTTTTTGTATCCACCCGCCGAACTTTATCTTAAATAATGATATAATTATCTTATTATGACAATTCAAGATTGGGCTTCGTTAATTGTAGCAATTCTTACAATTGTCTCATCACTTGGGCTTGCAATCAAGTGGCTTGTAAAACATTACTTGAGCGAACTTAAAACCAATGGTGGATCTTCGCTAAAAGATCAAATTAATAGGCTAGAGGATGCTTTAGAGGATCAAAGAGTTGATTCTATCCTGTCACGAGATCGTCAAGAAAAAAAACTTGACGAAATGTATAAAATTTTAATTGATCATATTGCTAAAACTAACAAATAACCTAATTTTCCTATTTTCCTTTATATATAATATATCTTTTAAAAACCTTGTTTAGATATACTTCTTTTCTTTATATATTTTAAGTATAGCATAAGGTTATTTCTACTAATGTGTATAAAATGGACATTTGGTATATCAGTAATTATAACTTTTTGGTAACAATTCCAAATACCCTGGCCTTATAAAATTTTTATGTCTGAAATGTCCAAATTGTATATACTTAAATAAATAATGTTATACTTTAAGCCTGCTAGTACTCAGATTCTAACCCACCCCACTGCGTCTGAGTACTAGCTTTATTTAATGGTATAATCAGTTACATGTGTACCCCAGCAATAGAAAAATTAGGAGCAACTCCAGCTCACATCCAGTGGACCATTGTTCGTGGAGATTCGTCAAGCCTAGCAGTTCAATTTCTTGAAGATAATGAAGCCACTGGCTGGGATATAGAGGATTGGGACTTTGCAGCAACGGCCTATGACGTGTCTGGTGATTTTCTTGATGAGTTAACAGTTACAGTTTCTGGTCATACAGCAACAATTTTTGCATCAGCAGATCTAACAAAAAACTGGGGAACAAAATATACATCAATAGTTTCTGAACTTCCATTTGACCTACAGGCAACAATACCTGCTGGAGAAGATGATATAGAGCCAACTGTTTGGACTCCAGTACTTGGAACAATTTGTGTTCTAGGTGACGTAACTCCTGGAGGTTTATAATGCCTGTCGTTAAAGTTGAGGTATCTCAAGTAAACCTTCCACCAGTTATTAAAATTGGTAAAAAGGTTTTTAAGGTAAAGAAATAGAGTGGTTCCATGGCAACAAGCATGGATTTTCCAGGTAAGTCTAAAAAATATTCTGACAACATAAATAACTCTTATCAGCTTGAGCAACAAGTATCTTTTATAGCAGTTCCAGGTCCGCAAGGAGAACAAGGACCAAAGGGCGATAAAGGAGAGACTGGACCAGAAGGTAAGCAGGGACCTCAAGGAGATGCTGGAAGGCCTGGAAAAGATGGTAAGGACGGAAAACCAGGAGAAAGCAGTCTGTCACCATCAGGACAAAGAACTGGTTGGGCACTATACACAAATAAAAATCAAAAAGATATCACGTTGGGTGCCACTAAAGGAAATGATGGTTGGGTTAGATTTAACTTTGATTGCAAGGGTAAAAATAATGAGTTATACCTTCCAGAAAATAACGTTTCTTTATATAATGCAGAATCTCAAAAAATAAACCTAAAATCTTTAAAGGTTGGTTCAATAATAACGGTTCGTTATGATATTATTTTGACAACATTTAGTAATAATACAGAGGTTTGGTTTAGAACCTACATTCCAGAATCAGACTCTGGCCCAACCAGCTTTGGCGCAAACCTTAAATATCAGTTTTCCTATGACCTATCACTAGAGCATACTTTTGCTATAGAAAGTGATATAATGAGAAATTACGGGGCATTCCCTCAAATCCTAACAGATAACGATGCTTCAATGGTCGTAAAATCTATGTATATATTTGTTAGATAAAATATCAAAAACTGTATAATCTTATGGTACAATTACTGCTATGAGCTCACAAAATACTGGTACCACCGATTCATCAAAGAAGTCAAAGCCGAATGCACCAACTATTGGCACAGGTACAGATCAGGGCACTGGACGCACATATGACAATGGACAGGTTTCTGTATCTTTTACAGCTCCATCATTTAATGGTAAGTCCCCTATTTTAGATTATACTGTAACTTCATCTGGCGGACAAACAGCAACTGGATCATCTTCACCAATCGTTATAACAGGATTATCAACAGATGGAACTCCAGCAAATTACACTTTTACTGTTACTGCAAGAAATGCAATAGGAACATCTGATGCTTCTGCTGCAACTTCTGCAGTTGTTCCAACATCTAAGCCAAACGCTCCAACAATTGGAACAGCATCTGGTGGAACTTCTGGTGTTGTATCAGTTACATTTACAGCTCCAAACAGTGGAAACTCACCTATAACAGGATATACTGTAACATCTTCTTCTACTAAAACACAAAATGGTTCATCTTCACCAATTACAATTACAGAAACAGCAGCAGGAACATATACTTATAGAGTTACTGCAACTAACAATAATGGAGTATCTGATTTCTCTCAACCATCTAACTCTGTTGTTTCTACATTTGGTCCGTTCTTCCCACCATTCTTTCCATTCTTTCCATTCTTCCCGCCATTTTTCCCTCCATTCTTCCCGCCATTTTTCCCACCATTCTTCCCGCCGTTCTTCCCATTCTTCCCACCATTCTTCCCACCTTTCTTCCCGTTCTTCCCATTCTTCCCGTTCTTCCCACCGTTCTTCCCGTTCTTCCCATTCTTCCCGTTCTTCCCACCGTTCTTCCCGTACTTCCCATTCTTCCCATTCTTCCCACCGTTCTTCCCGTACTTCCCATTCTTCCCATTCTTCCCTCCATACTTCCCAAGTTTTGGACCAGCTGCACCGTACTTCCCATACTTCACTTTACCTGGTGTCTGGTAAGAATCAGATAATACAAAATTAGCCAACATAGTTTGGCTTTTTTTGTTTTATAGGGGTGGCACTCATATTATTTTAAAATAATGTTTTTCTATATTGTTTGGTTGAAATTTAAATCAAGATGGTGTATAATGAATAAAAAAGGAGATTTTAATGGAATTTTATGATGAAAACGAAAACCCTTGGTTTACAAAAGATAGATCTGAAACAGCATTAAATAGGGTTGCTGCAAAAACTATAGACAATGGCATTCTAGTAGAGAATCCAGGACTTGGTTTAAATGTTTACAGAAATGTTTTTTCATTAGAAGACTCTAAAAGATATATTGATATTCTTGAGTCAAACCTAAGCGGTAATAAAAAATATAGATGGTCAGAAGCACAAGTAACAAATTCTTCTACACCTATAAAAAGAGCAAGAGACTGTGTTGATTTTAGATTTAAGCAAGAAAATTTAGGACCAAGAGATGAGCATAACTCTGAGCTTATTGATCTACATCAAGAAATATATGAGAAGCTAAAGTATTGTATTGATGACTACGCAAAATATTGGGGAATCAATGTTGTATATTATGAAGCATTTAATTTTGTAAAATATGAAGGAGAAGGAAAACACTTCAACATTCATGCAGACCATGGACCAGCATATAACGCAACAGTTTCTGCAGTTATTTATATTAACGATGATTATGAAGGCGGAGAAATTCAGTTCCCAAGACTAGATGGATATACGCTTACTCCAAAGGTAGGAGATATTGCAATATTCCCATCAAACTATATTTATGAGCATGCATCATTACCAATGAGGTCTGGAACAAAATATTGTGTTGTTATAATGACTGATATTAATGAGCTAGGTCACAAGTAATGACAATCAAAGAAAATATTGCAAAGTTTACAGCATACAGACCGTGGATAACCAAGGATAGTCCTTCTGTTCCATCTCCAACACAATCTGTTATTCCTCAATGGTATAAAGATGCAGATAGATTTGCTAAGAATGCAGTTGGAGAATATTACAAAGCGCCAAAAGAAGTTTGTCCTTTTCCTAAAGAGGGAACAACTGATGACTATGGAAAAATTCCTACATGGAAAGCATGTCCAGCAATAATGGATGCATTTTCAACAGGCTATGTTCTTAAGACTCCATGTGATCTTACTTTTTTTAAAACAGCTGGTGGTTCAATAGATGTAAGAATAGATGATGCACGCCATAAAGATTTTTGTAGCAAAAGACTTGCTATGCCACAATTTGAGCACCCAAAAGGTTTTTATAGGGATCATTTTGCCTGGTATCCAGATTGGGGCTTAGAGCTACCAGAAGGATATAGTGCATTGTTTATGACACCTATGAATCGTTTTGACTTACCATTCATGAATACCACTGGAATTGTTGACAACGATAGTGTTCATCTTCTTGGAACATTTCCATTTTTTATTGCAGAAGGTTGGGAAGGAACTATTCCAGCAGGAACTCCATACGTTCAGATCCTTCCATTTAAAAGAGAAGATTGGTCACATGATATTAGTTTTATAGGGTCAACAGAGATATATGATAGAATGATGAAGAATGCTAACTTTTATAGACAGCCTGACGGTGGAGTTTATAAGAATAAAGTTTGGTCTAGAAGAGAATATAAATAGGGGGAAACATGAAAACTTGGACAGAAAAAGTAAACCTTGGAAACGGAATTGTATGTTACAAGGGTGTAATCAACAAAGATATTGATGTTATTAATAGGATTGAGGCAGTAGTAAAGCCTTTGGGAGAAAAGGATCAGTTTACATGGCAGCCAGCATATGTTGGTTATCAACAACTAATTCCTGACTACAGAGACTGCGTAGACTTTAAATATAAAAAGTCAGACATTGAGTTAAACACTAGTCCAGACTCAATTAAGCTACAAGAGTTATGGCAAGACCTTTATGATGTTAAATCTGCAGCAGTTGATGACTATAGAAAAGACTATAACATCATGGACCTAAAGTATTGGGAAGCGTTTAACTTTATTAAGTATGGTCCAGGACAACATTTCCAAGAGCACCATGATCATGGCTTCTCTTATAACTGTACAGTATCATTGGTTGCTTATCCAAATGATGATTATGAGGGTGGAGAGCTATACTTTAGACTTCAAAACTTATCAATTAAGCCAGATGCAGGAGACTTGTACATATTCCCATCTAACTACATGTATCCACACCGTGCAATGCCAGTAACATCTGGAACAAAGTACTCTATTGTTACAATGTTAGATTATAACAAGAAGTTCCATACACCAGAAATGTATACTGAGGATAATCGGTAATGCTTAATATTTCTGTTGAAAGATTTCCAGATTCAAAAATTGTTATTTCTCCAATGTCAATTAAAAGAGATTGGATGGATGTAACACCAGAAAAGCATGCATACAGATGCTTTCCTGTTACTCAAGCAAATATGATTGGGTGGAATCTTTCATGCAAGGAAGACATTAAGTTTATTTGGAACGGCATAAATGATACAAACTCAGACAATGTTACAATCTTAGAGGGTAACAATTTCACTTATACTGGAAGAGGTCAGTCCACTGTGAGTATTAATACAGGATTAACCTTCAGGTCTGAACAAAATGTTAGTATGTTTACTATCAATCCAGTAAACTACTTTAATGATGATTTTGAAACTATGTCTTCATTAATAAGCACATCTTGGCTAGACACTGGCTTTCCTTTAGCAATTAAAGCACGGTCTGCCAATAAAGAAATTACTATAAAAGCAGGAACCCCTATTGCAACACTAGTTCCAGTTTCTTTAAGTGCTATGGATAATACATCAATTCAAATCTTTGATTATTCCGACCCAGAAAGAAAAAGAGAAAAGGCACATCAGTCTTACGGAGAGGCAGCTCAAGTAATTAACAAGTCTGGAGAGTGGACTGACTGGTATAGAGATGCGGTTAATGAAAAAGGCGAAAGCGTTGGATCACATGAGACTAAGGTTTTACGTCTTTCAGTTACAGATAATACACAAAATAAGGGAAATGGTATAATCTAATTATGGAAAACATAAATGCTTCTGTTGTAGTTAGAAAGCCTTCATTGACCCCATCTGGCTGGTTTGGCAGTGGAAAAGAGATGATTGTTGAACTAGAAAACTTTATGACTCAAGAAGAAATGGACTTTTTAGAAAAGTCTGCAAAGTCTATAACAGTTTGGGATGTAACAGAAAGTCACGTAAATGAAAACGGTACTGTGGTATATGACTCAGACTATTGGAAAGACAGAGTTGCAACACAGCCAAGCTTAGACAAGAATGATCCAAACATCTCACCAGTCATCGCTGGACTATTTCAAAGATTACAACCAATCGTAGAAGATTTTTATAAGGTAAAGGTTATACCAACTGGAACTACTATTGTAAAGTGGCTTCCAGGACAATTCCAAAAGCCTCATGCTGACAAAGAATTACATGAAGGGCCAGATGCTGGACTTCCAAATGATTTTCCAAACTATGACCTATCTAGTTTATTTTATTTAAATGATGACTATGAAGGAGGAGAGTTATACTTTCCAAATCAAGGTGTTCAATTTAAGCCTAAAAAGGGTGCAGCCTACTTCTTCCCTGGAGACATGAACTATATTCATGGTGTAACAGAAATTAAAAGTGGACTTAGATTTACCTGCCCATTTTTCTGGGAGATAACAGAGCATACTGGAGATAGAAAACCTTAATATGAGTACAAATCTTGAGGCTATAGAAATCTATCCACATATTCTTGTTTATAAGAACATGTTTAAAGATATCTCAAAGTCTTACAAGGTATTAACTGATTCTTTAGTAGAGTCAGAAGACAGGCTTTTTAGTAATTGGACAAAATGGTCTATTTTTGGTGACTATCTAAATCCAATATTTCCTGGAATGATTTTGGATGATAAGTATGCTGGTTTGAAAAATATTGAAACAAGCACACAAACTCAAGAAGACCAGAAAAACTTTGTCATGGAAATGATGGAAAATTTTTATTTAGTTACTGAAGACTATATAAAAAGATATAATGTTGATGTAGATTTTGATGCAGCCTCTGTAGACGAAAGTGGAAACACTGTACCAACCTGGAGATGGGCAGGCGGAACAATAGGAAAATATCATATAAGTAATGAAACAGAGCAACATGGAATGAGATATCACTCAGACTATATGAGAGAGCAAGGAAGTGCTCCAGGATATAAGTTCATAATTACATGTACAATTTACTTTAATGATGACTATGAGGGAGGAGAGGTTGATTTTGCTATGGGTGATAAACTTGTTAAGTATAAGCCAGTTGCAGGCGATCTTTTAGTTTTTCCATCAGGACATCCAGACTACCTTACAGAAGACGGTAAGCCATACCTACATGGTGTTATGCCATCTTATAACAATCATAAATTTTTATCAAGAATGTATTGGCAAAAATATCAAAAAGGCACGGATGAATGGTATGCAAAAGAAAAGGAATTTGGTAAAGAATCTTGGTACGCCATGCAGCCAGAACTAGAAGAACAGTTTAGAAGAGATAATCCACAAAGACATATTATAGAAGGAGCGGTAAGAGTAAAATGAACCTAAACAATAAGCATAGGCTTACAAAAGACATTGTTGTTTATGAAAACTTTATCAGTGATGAAGACTGCAAAAAAATGATTCAGGCACTAGACGCTCAAGCAGACAATGGAGCAATTACATGGATGCCTATTTCTTTTTATGAGTCATACTCTTCTGTACTGCCACAAGACAATGACCAAGAAGTAGTTGATGCTGGACTATCTCCAACTATTTTTTCAGATATTGAAAACAAGATGCCAGAGGCAATTGCATCAGTCCATGATGTTGACCCTAAGATAATTTCAAAAATTGGATACCACACTCAAAAGTGGGAGCCAGGAGCATATGCAAGACTACACTCTGATAACACAGACGAGAAGGGTAATTCTGGAGCATTTACAAGAAGTAGATATGCTGGTTTCTTATACTTAAACGATGACTTTGAGGGTGGTCTTTTAAGGTTCCCAGCCCAGAATATAGAAATTCAACCAAAGACTGGTATGCTTGCCGTTTTTGACGGGGGATTTAACAATATGCACGAGGTATCACTTATTACTAAGGGTGTAAGATATACAATAGGATCATTCTGGGATGATAGAGAAGAAGATGCATACCCACAAGAACTAAGAGATGCTTGGGCAGAAGAAATGAAAGAAACAAGAGCAAAGCAAGAGGTTGAAAGAGCAGAGTGGCAAGAGCTGCTTAAGCAGGGGTGGAAGCTAGATAAAGATGGAAACAAATACAAGCCAGAGGAGGGAATCTAGTATGTCCGCATATCTTTCAAAAGAGCTAGAAGAGTTTGGTATAGAGTTTAATGAAATAACAAAGGATGTTATTTTGATAGAAAACTTTGTATCTGAAGAAGAGTTATCAGAATACATGAAAATTATTAACAATACTCCAGAAGAAGATTGGCATATAGAATATACAAAAAATCTTAAAAGATTCTGTATGGAAAAGTTTGGAAGAGATGATGTTGATAATCTTGTTGCAGAAGGAAAATTTGAAATAACGCAGGGTTGGGCAGATAAAAATTTAGTTATTGGTGGAACAGAGATTTATCGTAAAGTTTATCGCAGATTGGCAGATATTGTACATTATTCAGATCCAACTCTAGAGCTTAGCGGATTAGCAACACTGCAAAGAATGCAAACTGGTGTTGAGCTGAAGGCTCATACAGACCAAGATACAGATCCATCAATCAGATATGCAACCATACTTTATCTTAATGATGAATATGTTGACGGAGAGCTATTCTTTGAGAAATTTGACTTTACGATAAAGCCAAAAAAGGGATCTTTAATAATATTCCCAGGAACTAGCGACTTCCATCACGGAGTAGTTCCAGTAGGAGACGGTCCAATAAGATATGTTCTGGTTGGATTTGTTAAAGAAAAAAACTTTTATGAGAAAAATAAGTACTAAGGAGATATGATGAATAAAGAGATTCTAGATCCAAAAGTTTATTACTATACTGATGCAATTGATAATTTTGATAAGTTTCAGCAGACGCTCCTGGAGCTAGATGAACTAGAATCTTCTAATGACTTTAATGTTAATGTTTGGGATAACTGGACATCTTCTAATGATAAAACTTTTATTTATGGACAAACTAAAACATTTGATCTATCAGCAATTGAACAAATAAAGGGTGAGGTTGGAGAAAAAAGCAAATATATTTATGATGCCGTAATGACAACATTTACTAATATATGCAAGGACTATGCATCATCTTTAGGAGATTTTGACGAGCCAAGACTATTTCCAACATTTAACATTAAAAAATACAACTCTGGAATGGGTATGGGTGCACATTTTGATCAGTTAGATGGAGATCAAACACTAAGATATTCGCTTGTTATGTATTTAAATGATGACTGTGAAGGCGGAGAGATTTCTTTTCAGTTAAAAGATTATGATGGTGGGTGGACTAGTTCTGATGGATGGGTGCGTGGCGCACCAGCTGTTGATTTAGACTACGATGTAGCAGTTGCTGATAAATCAATAGATTTTGGTGTTAAACCAAAAGCAAACAGTGTAATAATATTTCCAGCATCAGCACCATATTTTCACACAGCCCATGTTGTAAAGTCTGGACATAAGTATATGGTTCCTGGACACTGGATTCACAACAACATGAGTCTTAATCGCAACGAAAGTATGTAAGTGAAGACTGCTATTGTAACAGGGGCAAGCAAAGGTGTTGGTCGTGCAACAGTTAAGTTGTTGTCTCAAAATGGGTATCATGTTATAGCTGTATCAAGAAATTTATCTAAGATGTCAGACTTAGTTTCAGATAATGTTGAAATTTACCAGTTAGATATAACTGACTCTAAGCAGATAGAAGACTTTGCTGAAAAATATAAAGATATATCTTTAGATCTTTTAGTAAATAATGCTGGTGGTGGTGCAAGTCCAACAATGATAATAAACGAAACTCCAGCAAATTTTAGAACAGCGTATGACATTAATGTAACAGGACCAATGTATCTTTCTCAGCTGTTTGTTACAGCAATGAAAAAATCTCAATCTCCAACTATCATATTCATTAGCTCTTTAGGTGGAAAAGTACCATACCGTTCTGGTGGTAACTACATCAACGCCAAAAGAGGCCAAATGGCTCTTGTAGATACAATGCGTCTAGAGTTTCCAGCCTATAATATTAAGATAACAGAAATTTGTCCAGGAACTATTGATACTCAAGAAGAAAAGCGGGATAGTGCAATAACTGCAGAAGATATGGCAGAGTGTATTCGCTGGGTGTCTGAGTTGCCAAGTCACGTAAACATTAATCACATTGAACTTAACCATATTCATAGCAGTAAGTTTGGATAAAATGAAGTATGACTTTATAATCAATAAGCTTGCTGAAGATGTTTATGAGATTGAAAACTTTTTAAGTCAAGATGAACTAAATAGTATTTTGGAAGTTATAGAGAATGAACCATCAACAAGCTGGTTTGACACAAATCACATATCAAATACTAAAGACTTTTGGTATGGTAAAAGCTTGTTTTTATCTGATCATTACGATTTATGCAATAGGATTGTTTTTGACAAGGTTAAAAATATATTTTCTTCATATTTTTATTGTGAAACAGAGTTAAAAATATCTAGATTTAAAAAGGATGATCAAATTAAGGCTCATCGTGATAATGATACAACACCAGCAGGCTACTATTTAGGTTATGGTTTGGTAATTTATTATAATGATGACTATCTTGGAGGAGAAATTGACTATCCAGAGCTTGGTATCACTATAAAGCCAAAGGCAGGTTCAGCATTACTCCACGGAGGAGAAATCCTGCATGGCTCTTTGCCAGTTTTAAGTGATTCTACAAGATACTTTTCAACAGTATTTATGAGGGGTAACGATGAATACCCAACAACGCTCAATAAAGATCTTCCTTTTTAGATTGGAAACTTCTTCATCCAAACTTTAGTCTTTGGCGTAATGCCATGCCAAGCAGACCAGTTCTTTCCACCATTACTCATATGATATGCAACCTGTGCATTAATGACAGGGTTTAAAAGCTCACTGTTAAAGTTGAGCCCAAATTTATCTTGACGACCTTCTTTTAGCATTCCAAGCATATTGATCTGGAAGATACCATAAGAATTGTCTCCAGTCTTTACATTGCCATTGAAAGCAAGTGGTCGTCCATTAGACTCCTTCTTGGCTACAGCCCAAGCCTTGACTAGGCCTTCACCACGAAAACCAACGGCATGCAAAAGCTCCTTTAGCTGACGATCTGTAAGGCTAACAGCATCTTGATATTTATATAGAACATCTAGGTTCTTTTTTACTGCTACCAAACTTTTAGGCTTAGAAACCAAAAAAACCGCCTTGGCGGTTGAAGGTTCAGCTAAAGCTGGTTTACTCAGATTATTTTCAGTACTTAAAGCGTTAGCTGCATTACTTAGTGGTGCAATAAGCCCAAGTGCAGCAAGGATTCCAATCCAAATCTTTTTATCTCTTCTCATAATAATAACCTCCTAGAGACTAAAGATGCTACCAGTTGGTAGCACTATCTAAGTATAACATGAAATTGACCCAAAAGGCAAGTTTTTGTAATATTTTTTTAAATTATTTTATTTGTTGTTTTCATCGTGGTATAATATAAAAATGGCTACATTCAGAGGACAAGCATCTACATACGACATTGGTGAAAGACCACCATTCGTAAACTGGACTTTTGTTAAGGGCGACACAGCAGCTTTTAAGGTTTATTTAACTGATGATGCTAAAGTTCCTTTGGTTATCCCTGACTGGAACATTTCTATGCAGATTAAGCGTCCTACTACAAACCCAGTAGTTCCTGGAGAAATAACAGATACAGCAACACTTATTTACACATTAACACCAATTCAAGATGCAGATGACCTTGTTGGAGAGTTTACTGTTTCTTTGACAGCATCACAAACAGCTAATCTTCAAACCAATGATATTTTTGATATTGAGGTTTCACTTGATCAGGATGCAATAGTTTGGACGGTAGCTCAAGGCAAACTCATTGTCCTTGAGGATGTAACTGCATAATGGCTACTGTTAAGATATATGAAGACAGGCCAGTATTTACAAAAAGAATTGAGCAAGACTTTGCAATTAGAGCAAGTATTAGTGCTCCAAGCAAAAATGTAGTTATAAACTCTACACTACCTTTTAGAATTAGACTAACAGCAATTCGCATTGAAGCAGGTGGAGCAAGTGCTGTTCCTCCAATTCCGCTTCAAATTATTGGCTACAGTAATTATATACTTTAATATAAATATGCTATAATAAGCATATGTCCAGACTACCACTTAGCTCAATAAAGTCAACATTTCAAACAGGAGATCGTCCTACACAGACAGATTATGAGAACCTGATTGATACTACAGCTGCTCAGTCAACAGACTTAGGATCGTCTGGAAACAATGAGAACACTATTTCAGATATTCAGAATGCAACAGTTATTGATAACTTTGATGCAACTGTTTGGCGAATGGTCAAGTACTTAGTCTCCATAAAGAAGACAACAAATGGAGATAACAAGTTTTATGCAACAGAAATGACAATACTTGTTGATGGAGACGGTGTTTCCGTTAGCGAGTATGGAACAATAGACAACGATGGGAACATTGGCACCATTAGTGTCTCTAGGGTGGCGAATACAGTAAATCTTTCTGTAACGCCAGCAGTGGGTATTACGCCTATAACCGTACGATTTGCTCGTATGGGTTTAAAGGCTTAACCAACAAGGAGATAAAAAATGGCAACAGTAAATAAAGACTTTAAGGTAAAGAATGGGCTGATTGTTGAAGGCACAACTGCCAGGGTCAACAATTTTGACATTCTTACAAAGAAGCAAGCAGATCAAGACTACATTGTTAGTCTTATTGGTGGAACAGCAACATCTGCTAACACTGCAGACACAGTTGTAAAGCGTGACGGTTCAGGAAACTTTGCTGCTGGAACAATCACAGCAAACCTAACTGGTAACGTAACAGGTAACGTAACTGGTAATGTAACTGGTACAGTTTCAGATATTTCAAACCATAACACAGATGACCTAACTGAAGGAACTACAAATAAATACTTTGCAACAGGTCTAGTTGATAACCACCTATCAGGTGGAGATGGAATTTCATACTCATCAGGAACAATTTCTGCAGACCTTGGAACAGGTCTTGAAATTACAAGTGGTCAAATTGTTGTAGATCGTGACACAGTTGATACTTGGTACGATGCAGCAGGTTCAGCAAGCACAGTTGCTGGAAACCTTACAACACACCAAACAGCAACAACTGGTATCCATGGTGTAACTGGTAATGTTGTTGGAACATCTGATACACAGTCACTTTCAAATAAGACAATTTCTTATGCAGACAACACAATCACAGTTCAGGTTGCAAATGTTTCAGACCTAACTGCATCTGCAGCAGAACTTAATCTTCTTGACGGAGTAACTGCAACAACTGCAGAACTTAACCTTCTTGATGGAGTAACTGCAACAACTACTGAGTTGAACTATGTAGACGGAGTAACATCTGGTATTCAGGGTCAACTTGATGACAAGGCACCACTTGCATCCCCATCACTAACTGGAACTCCGTTGGCTCCAACAGCAGCACCAGGAACAAACAATACTCAAATTGCAACAACAGCATATGCTGATGCAGCAGTAGCAGCAATTGTGGATGGTGCCCCTGCTCTTCTTAATACACTTAATGAATTAGCAGCAGCAATTAATGATGATGAAAACTTCGCTTCAACACTTACCACACTAGCAGGAGAAAAGGTAGCCAAGGCTGGCGATACAATGACTGGACTTCTTGTCCTTTCAGCAGATCCATCAGCAAACCTTGGAGCAGCAACAAAGCAATATGTTGATGCAGCCGAATCAGATGCAGTAACATCAGCAAATTCTTACACAGATGGCCGTGAGACAGCAATTACAACTGCTTACCAGTCATACGCTGATATAGCAGAACAAGATGCAAAAGACTACGCAGACGACTTGATCAATGATGCCTCATCTTCTTCAGCAGAAGTTTGGTCAGCATATAAGACAGGCACAGAAATTGGTCTTGCACAAGCAGCAGCAATTGCACACGCAGATGCTCTTGATACAGATGATGTAGCAGAGGGTACAGAAAACCTTTACTTCACAAACCAGAGAGCAATTGACGCTGTAGGTGGAACAATTACAAGTGCAATTAATGCACTTGATACAGATGATATTGAAGAAGGAACAGAAAACCTTTATCATACATCATCTCGTGCTAAGTCAGCAGCAGCAGAACTTCTTGTAGCTGCAACTAAGACAAACATTACAATTACAGGAACAGGTGCAGGACTTACTATCACCGCAGAAAACGGTGTAGCAGATTCTACAACTACTGATCTTGCAGAAGGAACAAACCTTTACTTCACAAATGCTCGTGCAGTAGCTGCTCTTGAAGCAGTTGTTCCTAACTTCACTGAAGTAGATATTAACTCACTTGCAACACAGGTAGCTGCAACAGTATCTGTACCAACAGCAAGCTCTAATAACGTAGCATACTCTTTTGCTAAGGCAGACTATCGCTCAGCAGAGTTCTTGGTAAAGACTGCTTACTCAACTCACACAGAAATATCAAAGGTACTTTTGACACTTGATACTTCTGATAACATTGCAATAACAGAGTACGGAACAATCGGAACAAATGGTACAGCAATGACTATCTCAGCAGACATTGACGGATCAAATGTACGACTTCTAGTAACTACTGCTAATAATACTTCAACAATTACGGTTGTTGGAACACTACTGAAGTAATCTAACAAAGGAGAAGCCAAGTGTCAACGGTTAATAAGGATTTTAAAGTAAAAAACGGGTTAATCGTTGGCCTTGGTGCATCCTTTGGAGGTGTGGTTAGTGTTGCAACTCCAACACTTGCAAACCACGCTGCAACCAAGGAATATGTTGATAACCTAACGGGTGCACCATCTATTCCAGTATCAGATGATGCTCCATCATCTCCTACAAATGGAGATTTGTGGTTTGAT